ATTGAAACCAGACTCAGGCCCGACATTGCTCGAAGAGGATGCAAGCTAGTTGTGATTGATTATATTCAGCTAATCAAAGCCCCAAGGGAAATCAGCGACCGGAGACTACAGGTTTCGCACGTGTCCAACGAGATTTGCAGAATGAGCAAGCAGCTTAATATCCCGATTGTTGTATTGGCGCAGGTCGGCAGGGCGGCAGAGGGTGAGGCCCCAACGCTATCGCACTTAAAGGAATCTGGTTCGATCGAAGAGGATTCGGATATCGTAATGCTTTTGCATCGGGAGGATCGAGCGGCGGAAAAGATGGATGTTTACATAGCCAAATTTCGCGATGGCGAAATGAGCAAGACTGAATTGAGTATGCGGCGCGGTGCTGTGTACTCGACTGGGGACCGGGAATTTAAGGTTGGATCGGAGTTGACTAATTACAATGGAGGATTCTAGCGTGAATTACTTAGTGCTTGATTTGGATACAGGGCGAATGGATGGATGGTACGGATCGCAAAAGTCAGCGGAGTGGTGCTGCGAAACAAGAAAGAAACGGGTTGGCGGTAGGTGGATTGTTGTCCAGCTAGCAAGCGACCAAGGCGAACAGATCAGGCTTACGCCAGAGCTTACTAGGCTCGATGATATGGAACTGGATTTACGATGACCGACGACGACGAAAAGACCCGCAACCTCCGGGACAAAGTGTACCGGTTGAAGATTAGGGTGAAGTTACTACAGGCAAGAAACAAGGAGCTTAGGCAATGGATCACAAAACTAACGAACAAGACCCATCCAGCACGGAGGGCAGGCAAGTGAAGGTCGGCGATACCGTTTGGGTGCGAGCCAAGGTAGCCGAAGTCGACAACGTTAGCGCGAGGCTGACGACCGAAGTTTACGGGCAGAGTTTTTGGGCGGCCAACAAAGAGTTTTCAAAAACAAGAATCGAGGTGCAAGATGAGTGAGCAACTGAAAGTAGGCGATAAGGCTTGGGTGTTGTGCGAGGTAATCGACACAGGCAACGACTCAGTAAGGGTTAAGGGGGGCATGGGGACTACTTGGTGGACATATGCAGAACATTGCCGACCCGTCGAGCCGGAAGCCAAAGAGCCGACCCCAGCGCAGAAGCTGGCCGAGCGAACCATGAAGGCGATTTGGGCGGCGAATCATGCGGTGAACGAACCGCCAGTTAAAGAACCGGATGCGAAAAAGTATCGAGAGCCGACGCTAGTTGATTTAAAGAATGGTCCGATTGATTGCGAAGTGCGGGACTATCATGACGAGCCATGGAAATCAGGGGTTTTGGTTTGTGTTCATAATTCAAGAGCTTGGCGATTTCAGGCCCAGCCTCCGAACAGGAACTACGTTTACGCGCCACATTGGAACCAATGCCGGATCGCGGTGCCTGTAGAGCCGATACCAGAGCCAGTTATCAAGGAATCCCTAACAACTGAATCCAACCCTCCGGAAATCCCGGATGGTTCAAGCGAGTCCTTTCAGGTCGGCGATGCGGTGCGATTTGTTTTGCCGGGGCATGATCGGCACGGAACGGAAGGGGTTATACTTTCGATCGTCAGGGGGCCAAACCGCGAATATCACTTTGGATCTAATTGCGGCCAATTCCATCGCTATTGCACGATCGCGGAATTGACGCGAGCCGACCAAGCCGACCCTATCGACATCAAAGGCTCGATGGCATCGCTCGACGGGGCCGACACGATTCAAGCGGGTGATTTGCAATGGACCGACAGAGACGGCAAATACCGGCTATGCAATTTCACGATCGGAATGCGAGTCCACGAAGCAATCCAGCGGGGCAAGGCTCACGGGGAAAAATGGGTGTTCTATCGAAAGTTCAAGGAGGCAGGCGAATGAAAATCAGGCAAGCTAGGAAAGTGTTTCGGCGCAGCATGTTTGGCCGGAAAGCGAACGAGTATTTTTCACGCATCAAGCAAGCGACCTACACCAATGCCCTTAATCGCAACTATCAAATTGTTCGGGCGGTTATTAGAGCCGACCGCAAGCGACGAAAGGAGGTGGGCGAATGAAAATTGCAAACATGCGGCAGTTGAGCGGGTTGGATGTTATTGAAAAAGGCGACTTTTTTGCCATCTGCGAAGATCCGTTTCTTTACGCTTGCGTCCTTTCGGTGGGAATGTCTGTTGAAGATGCGATAGGATGCAATCCAGAAATGGCAGATGTGTTTAAGTTCTATCGACCAGTTAAGGAGGTGGGCGAATGAAACGCAAGGAATTTATCGAGTACCTTGAGGGGCTTCAATCTAAAGCGGCAGCCCGAGTGAGCGAACTTATGTTGACCGATAATAGCTTCTCCCTGAATTACCAGCTAGGGAAATCCGTTGCGTATCGAACCGCGATCGAGAAACTAAAAGAGCAAGACGAAAGCGAGGTGGGCAAATGAAGATCTTTATTCCAGGCGAGCCGATCGCCCAACCACGGGTCAAGGTCTCAACCAAAGGCGGCTTTGCAAGGGCTTACACAGAGCGAGACCATCCCATCCATGCGTACAAGCAAGCAGTCAGGTTGGCTTACGTCAACGCAGGCGGCGAGGTGCTAGAGGGACCGGTATCGATTCGGGTTGTGTGTTTGTTCGACCGACCCAAGAGTCACAGCAAAAAGCGACGGCAATATACAGAGCCAAAGACCACAAAGCCCGACCTGGACAATGTCGGCAAGGCAATCCTCGATGCGCTGAACGAAATCGCCTACAATGACGACGGGCAAGTATTTATGCTTACGGTCGAGAAGTGGTACGTTGGCCCCTACGATTCAGCCGGAACAATGATCGAGGTGACGCAATGACCCAACGCAAAAACATATATCTTTGTGGGCGAATAAACAGATGCACAGATGCCGAGTGCAAAGAGTGGCGAACGCTAGCCAAGCAACTTCTGCCTGGGCATAATTGCATCGACCCTATGCGGCGAGATTATCGCGGATGCGAAAACGTCTACACCTACGAGATCATCGAGAAAGACAAGGAGGACATCGACAACAGCGAAATCATTTTGGTTTGGATTGACAAGCCAAGTTTCGGAACAGCGATGGAGATCATGTACGCTAACATGAACGGGCAGACGGTTTTCGTAGTAAACAATATAGGCGATGCGTTATCGCCTTGGGTTGCGTACCATGCAACATTGGTCTTTAACACTTTACAAGATGCTTGCGAAGCAATTAACAGAGGTGCGTTTTGATAGTAATGCCAGCGAACTCAACCGGGTGGTTTTGGCACTGTCTTGCAAGAGAGACGGGCCGGATTGGACACCTTTACTCTCCAGGGGCTCAGCGAGGGCCGTTTCCCTGGTTTCCTTTTGCGTTGGACAACGGCGCGTTTTCGTGCTGGGATCGACACGCAAACGTGTTTGATTTCGACAAGTGGAATTTAATCGAACCGAAATGGCAGCGGATGATTGAGTGGGCAGGGCTTGGTGCTCAGACCCCTCGATGGGCTATCGTGCCAGACGTTCCAGGAAATGCCGAAGCGACATTAGAGCGATGGGGCAAGTACGTTCAGAGAGTTCACGATTGCGAAATCAACGCGGCTATCGCGGTGCAAGACGGAATGACCGTCGAGCAAGTGAAAGCATTGCGACCCGGGCCGGTTGTGATTTGCGTAGGCGGGACCGATGAATTTAAGTGGGGAACGCTCCAGCAATGGACAGCCAATTTTCCGAGAGTCCACGTTTTGCGAGTCAATCAACCGGACAAACTCAACTTCCTGGAGTCGCTAGGCGTCGAGTCTTGCGACGGGACTGGCTGGAATCGAGGCAACCGAAAGCAGACCAAGGGCGTTGAGGAATGGGCCAGAAACAAGCCGACGCCAACGCAATCGCATATCTGGCGATGGTGCTGCCGAAGCGAAGACAAACAAGATGAACTTTTCTCGAACTAGGAACCCAATGACCAAACGCAAAAACATAATCCAGCCTCCCGAAGTATGGGCGGCTTGGTCTGAAATCGCAGAGGCGAAGGGCTGGACAATGGCTCACCTGATTTTTGAGGCCGTCAACCATCGCCACAGGCTCAAACAAGAGCGACCGGGGCGAGGGCGGCCAAAGTCCGATCTGGTGGCTCGAAAGCGGCAAAAGCGAAATTCGGGCCTCCGGTGATTGTCAAGCCCCTTGACTGGGGATAAGATGTTGGAAAGGAGAAAAATCATGAACTTAGGCGAACTTGTCAAAAGCAAGCGATTTTGGGCGGCGGCAGCTACGATTGCTGTTGTCGTTTTGAAGGATCGCGTACCACTCAGCGAAGATCAGATTCAGCAACTTGTTTGGGTAATTGGAGCCTGGATCGTAGGTGATTCGGTTCGACCCCTGCCAAAACCCGATGAGGTGGCATCGTGAGCCGATTGAAACTCGCAGACCGACGCGCAGCACGCAGAGCGGCTAGGGAAATCTGGATCGCTTCCAAGACCGATGCCGAAGTTGCCAAGCTCGTAAAGCAGGCGGTTGACGGCGATGAGGATGCCCAAAAGCTTCTCTTTGCAACCCATCCAGAAATGCCGGTCGGCATCGATCCGGCTACGCTGTTTTTGCTCATCCAGATCGCTCTCAAGCTTTGGATTTGGTGGCAACAAAACAAGGTTGAAAGCCCATCGGCATTGATCGAAGCGGGCGAACCGTTTGACGACGACGAATAACTCCCCCTCGCCAACCCGAAACTACGCAGCAAATAGGGGCTCGGTGAGTTGGCAGGGGGGCAAAACTGGAGTGACGATGGCGAAGAAAGAAAACAACTGGATTCCTTGGGCTATCATCGCGGGGCTTGTCCTCTATGCGATGGCCCAACAGCCAAAGGGAGGGGGTGATCCATCTAAGCCGGCGGGGGTAACTGCCGTGGTCCGGTCGACGATCCCATCAATCAGGGCGGCGTACAAGCAGGCTTTTCTCGATGCGGCAGCGAAGATCGAGAGCGGCGAAATCAAGGACCAAGAGCAATGGACCAAATTCATTGCCGACAACGCGGGCGGCAAGAATCGCGAGGCCTTGGACAAGGTGTACACGGCGATCGATGAGTTAAAATTGCCGGTGACGTTTGCGGGCAAGGAAAAAGAACTGGCGAAAATCAACAGAGAAATTTCGGAGGCGTGGTAACATGGATTGCAAAGAACTAGACCAAAGAAACAGGGAAAGGCTCAACGAAATTGTTTACCCGCTTATTTTCATTTCTATTGTGATAGGGGTTGCATCCTTTGCTGCTGGCGCTTGGTCTGCGGGCGAACAAAATCAGCGACTTCAAAGACTTGAGCGAATCAACGGCATCGACGAAATCGGGAGGCGGAAGTAATGGCAGAAGCCAGGGCCCCAATCACCAGACCGGCACAGGCCGAAAGCATCGTTTGCGCGGAATCCTCAGAGGTCCATAGCGCGCTGGCCGTAAGGGCTTTTGAGTCAATCGTGATGGTTATTGTCGTTTTGTCCGTGGCAGTTTGCGGTTTGGCTGGGGTGGTGGCGTTAACATCGCAAGAAAACGGGCGGCTCCAAGGGGAGTTGAGCCGGGCGGATTCGGAGCTCAGGAGGATGAGGAGCAACTAACATGACTGAAATCGGACTAATCACTTGGTACATCGTTCAATTGATCCTTTGGGCAGGGCCTTTTGGCGTGGGGGCGTTTCTGGCGGGGTGTTTCTTTGCGGGCTATTTCTTAGGCCTCAAGGTGTCGCGGCTCAAGCGATCCAAGCCGATGGGCAACGTCAAAATGGATCATATTAAATACGATATACTGCCCGATGGCACCTTGAGCCCGGGCGACAATCGAGGGCTGGAGGATCCGGAATGAAGCGGGCAAGGCGGTATGCAGCTAGGGTGGTTTTGTTTGTGTTGCTTTTTGCAGCGTTTCCGTTTGCGATAATCAAGATCTTCGCAGATGCGCTGTTTGATTTTGTCGTCAATCCAATGCTCGACGGCTTGGAGGTAATCGCAGACGATGAGTGAGTTTACCGGCTACGACCCCACAATCGAGAACCGCGACGAGATCCGAGCAACATCGACCGAACTAGGGTTTCGCGTTGGCGATTTCAACGCACCCGAAGAAATCGATCCTCGGCCAATGATGAGGCACGACAAGCAACTCAACATGAGTTCGTGCCAGGGTTTCAGCCTTGCCAATGCTTGCGAATACGTCTGGGCATTAGCCCAAGGTGGCTTTTCTGCCGAGCGTCAATTTTCGTCGCTATTCGCCTACTTGGAATCTCAGCGACTTGACGGCGGCAGGCTTTTCGGCGTCGATAAGGGCTCGACGATCAACAGCGGGCTAAAGGTCGCAACGACAATCGGGATGTTGCCTGAGTCCGATTTGCCATACCGGACACCATACCCAAACAACGCTCGAACGATCGTTACAGACGCGATGAGGGCCAAAGCGGGCCAGTTCAAAATCAGGTCGCACACTTGGCTAGAGTCCTACGATGCGATCTTCCAGTATCTAGCCAGTGGCGTCGGCGCCGTGCACACCGGGACGCTTTGGAACGATTCGTTCTACTCTCGAAATGGCATTCTTGAATCGATCAGCCTACGCGGTGTCGGTGGACATGCTACGGCGTGGCTAGGCTACTCCAAGCGGGTTGATAGCAGAGGTCGCAAGTACATCTGGCGTCTGAATTCGCACAACGATTCCTGGACCGAGATTGCC